AAACTCTTGTCCTACCCAACTATATTCACTAGGATGTACACCTTTACTCTCTAGTTGTCCTCTGCTTAGAGCCCATGTCATGTTACGCTTAGGTCCTTTATTATATTGTACAGCCGCATCATACCACTCTGGTTCAGGACCACGTTTAACTCTGATACACTGTCCACCAGCGGCACGTATTGCTTTTAGTTCATTGGGAAAACGACAGTCTGTAATTACTATGTCGTCTGTTGATTTTGCCAGTCTGTTTTCTAAACTAGCAATCCACATGTCATCATGAAATCCGTTACGGACCACTTCTGTACCAAAGTATTGTAGGACCCATCTAGGAGTAAGATCGGGCATGTCTAAACGTTCTGCCCACCACGCATCTACTTGTTCACGCCATAAACGGCTCTGCTTTGATCTACCTTCAAGCATTTCACGATCCCAATTAAAAGCGGACGCTACAGCATCTTTAAGACTGTTGGCAAAACTTTCTCTTTTAAATCCGTGAACGTTAACTAGATAATCAGCAATGGTGTCTTTACCACTGCCCATGAAACCGCAGATACCTATAATAGTTGACATAATTTCTCCTGAGTGAACTTATATTTTAACTAATATATAGGAGAGTGTCAAGTAATCTGATTAACCAATCAACCAAGTTAAAGGTGAACCACCATCCATATATTGAGAAATTTCTAAGTCTAATTTATCTTGAAGTGTAAACCCTTCTTGTTTTAATGCTGTTCCGTTTAATGCTGTACCGCCTTGTGGTCCTGCAATACTAGCAAATTTTTCACGTGCTTGACCTATGGATATCATAACCATAGCATAAGCGTATTCTTGAATCCACGGATATACTTGTGGATCATTTAATAACATTACATCAGGTTTATAATTATATGTGTGCAATAGAACTGTCTCGTATGCTTCACTTGATGGATTTGCTCCCATGCTTGGGATTTTTCTAACCAATGTTAATTTTTTACTTACTTTATTCCATGTAAAGTTCATAAATCCGCCAAACATACGCATAGCCATTTCTTGATATTGTGTAAACAATTCGTAGTTTGCCATACCACCTACTCTACCTGCTACTAGCATGTAAGTATTAATGTATCCTGTAGCAAATGGTTCAAATTGACTGGCGGTGGTGCCAGTGGTACTACCAATACCTCGACGATATATTTGTTTAACGTCTATTACTTCTTGTGGTAAGATATATTCTTGAGTTTCTGGATAAATGTCTAAAAAGGCATAACTTTCTTCAACGGCATTTGAACTACGTTGTCTATATCGATGAAAGGCTTGTTTGATTCCCATATCAAAATGTTCTTGATCAGCTTCAACATCAACTATACCATCACCCAGTCTTAGACGGACGTAATTTATAATTTCGTTTCTTTTTTCAGTACTGGTTATTAAACTGCTAGAATCAAAGTTGATAGGACCAGCGCCACTACCAACGTTTGCATCATACAGATTATCAGATTGTATTGCTAGATTTGCAGTTAAATTTGGTTTTAATGTAGCCATTCATAAATACCTTTTATTTTTAGTATTTATGTTTCTTTTTAGATAACTTTCAATAATATAGTATCTGCGTTGATACGTCCAGTAAGTTTAGTATCTGTTGTTTTGATATTTTCTAAAAACTTACGCAGTTGTACTTTGTTAGAACCTAAAAAGTCTTTTAACTGCTGTTCTGGTTTACGTAGAGTTTTTTGTACGCTTTGACTTTCATCGTATCCTATGATACTTGTGCCTTTAACACTTAACGTTGTTTGATGTGGGTCAGCAACATAGCGACCTAGTTTACGTGTTTTAACATTGTACACCCATAACTGCTCTGCTGTTAGAATGTCCACTGGATTAACACTGACTAGTTTGGACTTAATGTCTTCTTTGAGATACTTCATCTTAGCAACTAATTTTTCTTTTGAAGGTGCTTTACGTACTCTGGCTTTTTTAGTTGCTTTCTTAACTTGTTCGTAACTGTCTAAATCAGCAAATAATTTGCTATAAAACGCTTCAAATCGTTTATAATCCGCCGCTTTGTAGTGACTATATGCTTCTTTTAGTTGCTCATCTTGTCCTGCTTTGGCTTCTATTAGTTCTTGCCTATGCGGTTCAAAGAATGCTCTAATCTTTTTAATTAATGCTTGGGGACAATTCTCTGTTTTAAGATAATCAAATGCTTTAGGGTCATTGACAGTGTCGCCATTCATTAATTGATCTTCAAACAATTCAAAATGTAAAATATGTTTGTTAGCAATTTCATTCATACGATCTTGAATTGTAGGAGTTTGTGCTTTTTCTTTTTTAGTTTCTTTTATTGCTTCAAACACATTGTCAGAGGAAACTAGCAATTCTTCTAATTTTCTATTAATAAAGTCTAAGGGACTAGTTAAGTCTCCCGATGTTCCGGGTAAACTTTCCCAATAATCTTTGTATGCTTTATGTTCAATTGGCATACCTAGTGTTAACATTCTACACACAGCACCTAGTGTTGGTGTAAACCGACTGTCACTATGTTTAGCAATTAATTTGCCATGCTTCTTCCAATTGGTATCTTCATTAACCCACGACATCACCCATTTTTTGTATTGAGCAGACTTACTTTCCATTCTATAGTATTCAAAGGCATAATACTTAGTTCTATTAAACTGTTCTCCTGACCATTCATTAGCACCTTCCCACTTAGGTTCGCTATTAGATATTGGTCCTCTAGCGGCTTTTGCTTTTACTTTCCGTTTTTTGCCGTCAATTGTTATTGCCATTATTTTAAATCCTTTTTAATTCTATCTATTAAAAGTTTTGCATCGCTAGTATCGTCTATTGGTTCTAGATTATCTAACTCCCACATATCCTCTGCCAGTTTTTTTATTTGTCGAGCAATATGTATTTTTTCCCACTTACTCAACGGGTGATTCGATTGTGTCCAACGATATTTGCTCATTGTCCTCTGTTTCCTGGTTGCCATGTTGATAAAGTTCATATGGGCCTAAGTATCTACGCACACCGTCTTCATCAGGTGCTGGCTGTATACTACTTTCCCAATCTCTCAATCCTTGAAACTCCTGACTGCCGTCGTGCTGTTTTGGATTTTGCTCTACCTTCATGTTATATGGGTTCAGCCATTTTAAATACTCTATCATTCCAATGTAAGCTGTACCAAATATAACTATAGTGTAAAGTGCAATTCTAACTTTGTCAACCATATTCATTTTATTAATGCACCAAATGTTGCTAGTTTTTCTATATTATAAAGTTGTTCATTAAATTCGTCAACTAATAATTTATGTTTTTTTGTTTGTTTTTTATGTCGACGGCATTCTACTTCTTCAATACTTATTGTTTGAATATGTTTATCCATTCTTTCAATAGTTTGTTTTACTTCGTAACTATCCTTAAATATGGTCATAAGATTAGATCTTACCTGTTGCCAGTCTAAACTTGTTTCAATTTTATTTTCCATAATAGTAATTATACATTCAATTGGCTAGGGTGTCAATATCGATAAATACTATGATAAAATAACGGATTATACAAATGCCACGATTAAGCCTTTGGCGCCCAAATAAGGGAAATGACTACAAGTTTTTTGACCGTAGAATGTCAGAAATGTTTACTGTGGGTGGTACTGATGTACATATTCACAAGTATTTAGGTCCTATCAGTGACGGAAATGATGTTAGTCCTACAGAGCCAGGCTATCTAAACGATAGTGTAAAAAACATACAAGATTTATTATTCCTAGAAAACCGTGATAGAAAATACGATCATGATGTTTATCAACTACGCAGTATCTATAGAATAAACGATAATGACTTTGATTTAACACAGTTTGGTTTATTCTTAACTGGCGATACTATGTTTATGGTATTCCATTTAAATGATATGGTAGAAACACTAGGTCGTAAAATTATGGTTGGTGATGTTATGGAATTACCACACCTTAAAGACTACTATCCAATAGATGACGACTTACCAAGTGCATTAAAAAGATATTATGTAGTACAAGATGCTACCAGAGCCGCTGAAGGCTTTGCACCAACTTGGTATCCTCACTTATGGCGTGTTAAAGTACAACCATTAGTTGACAGTCAAGAATACAAAGATCTTATTGATAATATTAAAGCTGGTGAAAATACAGACGAATCGATCGCAGATGTATTGAGTACCTATGACCAGTACACTGAAATTAACGATGCTATCGTTGATCGTGCAGAAGATGAAGTTCCAAAATCAGGCTACGACACAACATTTATATATCAAGCACCAGTAACAGCAGACGGATACCCAGGTAATCCAGACGGCGCAGACGCTAGTGAAGTTGATGTAGATGCTAGTGATGCAGACGGTACTCCAGACGCTTCATCAGTTAAGGCTGAACCAATATACCCAGAAGTTAAAGGATACTTAACAGAAAATGCGTTACCACCAAATGGTACAGAAGTATCAAGTGGTATTGCATTTCCGGGTGGTTCACAAGTAGGTGACTACTTCTTAAGATTAGATTATAAACCTAACAGACTATTTAGATTTGATGGTAAGCGTTGGGTTAAATTAGAGGATAATGTGAGAACTACACTAACTCCAGGGGCAGAAAGTAAAACTCAACGCAGTAGTTTTATGAACAATAGTCAAGCATACTACACTAACGCATTAGGTTGGGACGCGATTAAAGTCAGTGACCCATATACTCCTGAAGCAAATGCTCACACACAGACATTTACACTAAGTTCATTAACGGTTGTAACTAAAACTCCATATGTTTCAACTTATGGTGCTAGAACAATGATTAATGGTACTGAAGTTACTAACACACTAAGTAACAGTAGCGGTAATATAGCAATTACATTAACTAATACACTAACTGAAAATGATGTATTAGAATACACAGTGTTTGCTAATGTAACAGTTCAGCGTCAAAGTTTAAGTGACGCATTTAAACCAACGGCGGATAATTAATGGCGGCAAATCAACAATTTTTTTATGATGCTCAAATTGAGAGATTCTTAATTCAATTTATAAGAATGGTTTCAGGGTTTCAAGTAGAGTTTGGTAAAGATCGTAGTGGTAATAAAACCTTACAGCGTGTTCCTGTTTACTATGGTGATAGTAGTCGTCAGGTAGCACAAATTATAACAAACAACAGCGAAAATGCCATGCAGGCAGTTCCTGCTATGACTGTGTTTATTAATAATATTACTTACGATAGAGATAGAGTGCAAGAGCCTAATTATATAGGCAAAATGAATATTAGAACCAGAGAGTACAATGAGTCCACTGGTGAATATGAATCAGGACAAGGTAACGCATTTAGTATTGAACGACTAATGCCGGTTCCATATACACTAGAACTTAAACTAGATATATGGACATCAAATACCAAACAAAAATTACAATTACTAGAACAACTAGTTGTATTGTTTAATCCGGCTCTTGAAGTACAATCAACTGATAACTATGTTGACTGGACCAGTTTAAGTATGGTAGTTTTAGAAAGTCCAAACTGGACTTCACGTTCGGTGCCAATTGGTACAGAAAATCCAATTGACGTTGCTACGTTAACTTTTAAATTACCAGTATGGATTAGCCCTCCTGCTAAAATTAAAAAGTTAGGTGTTATTCAAAAAATTATTTCATCTATACATGATGCACAAGGCGATTTAACAAGTGCCGCTTATTCAGACGCCAATCTATTAGGACAAAGACAATACTTTACTCCATTAGACTATGGTGTATTACTAGTAGGTAATACTTTAACACTGTTAAAATACAACGAAATGGAAGATCCTAGAGAACCAACGCTGGATAGTCCAGTTAAGGTAGGAACAAAAGATATTTGGAAGAGTTTAATTAATATATATGGTGTTTTAGAAAATGGCATCAGTCAAGTAAGACTGTTAGCAGATGATGAACGAACTGAAGTTGTTGGTACTGTTAGTTATCATCCAACTGATGATTCACTATTATTATTTAATGCTGACGTTGATACATACCCAACTAACACATTAGATTCAATTGATGCTATTATTGATCCTAGAAAAAATACTGTAGTTACTACTGTTGAAAGTGCTACTAGTGGTACTAGATTTTTAATATTAGATGATATCGGAAGTTTTGATAATTCAGCAGATAACCAAGCGCCTTTATGGGGCGATCTAGTTGCAAATGCAAATGATATTATTGAATATGACGGTACTAATTGGTCAGTGGTATTTGACAGTGTCAATCAAGATAGTGTACAATATGTTAGTAACTTAAATACTGGAACTCAATATAAATGGATAAGCAAGACTTGGGTCAAAAGTTGGGAAGGCGAGTACAAAGCCGGAGAATGGACCTTAGTAATCTAGAAGGCACAGGTGCTTTCATATACTGTATCTCAACTCAAAGATATCTTTTTTTACTTAGAAGTAATGGTAAATTTGATGGAACTTGGGGACTGTCTGGCGGAAAAGTTGACCCAGGAGAAAATCTAATAGACACTTTATATCGAGAAATTAGAGAAGAAGTTGGTGTTGATTTTAGCGAACATAAAGTGATTCCAATTGAAAAGTTTACTAGCGATAACGGTAAGTTTTTTTATCACACATTTATTTTACCTGTTGAAGAAGAATTTATTCCTGACTTAAACAATGAACATCGTGGCTACTGTTGGGTACACTTAAAAGATCATCCTAAACCTTTACATCCAGGAGTATGGCGTACAATTAATTTTGAATCTATTGTAGAAAAATTAAAAACGTTTGAAGAATTATTTAATTAAGATTAGTTTCGTTCATAAATGCTTTAGTACTCAACTGTCTTAGATTAGTACACGGTTGCCATTCAGGATGTATTTGATTCATACCATATGGCGTTACCCACACCCAGTCAACATCGTCATACAAATCAAACATGTGCCTTTTTGCTCTGATTATTTTTGACCAATCTTGTACATGATCACGTGACGCATATCCTGAAGTATCAGCATATATGTTACTGCTCATACCTTCATTGTTATAATCATGCCCTAATAGATAAATCGTTTTATGCCCATCAAAAGCCGCTAGATACATAGCAGTAGTTCCTGCATCTATATAAGAATTATGAGGTATTAGATAAAACTTTTTAGGGTATTTTACTAAATTGTTAGCAGATGAATAGACTATATTATTATCGCAGTATTCTGATTCTGCTAATTCTTTAACTATTTGTTTACCTGTTGCTACAAGAAAGTCTGGAGCAAAATCTCTATATAGAGCATTACACCCATATGTTTGTAAAGTATCAGCACCTAACAAACCTTGTGGTTTAAGAAAAGCTGACATTTTAAAGCCTTCTCGATATAGTCCATTGCCAATTACACAGGCCCGGTTTGATATTTGATCATTTGAAACTACATTCGGAATAAATTCAGTAACATCTTCCCATACACCTTTAGTATATGTTCTATTTGTAACTATCTTTTCACCTTGGTAATCTTTTCTATATTTCTTTTCTGTAAGCATATTATTATTTATTGTTCATAAAAAAAGGACGACTAAAAGCCGTCCTTTTAAATATTACTTAAAGTAATTACGCTACAATGTATGTAGGGAACACTTTAACTGTAGTACCAGCTTCGCCAGCAGTAGCTTGTAATAATACGTCACCACCACTAACTGTTGCTGAGTAAGTCCAATCGTCTGAACCTGTATCAGTAACACCGTATACTACGATAGTAGCTGTTGAGCCATCATGCACTAACAATATCTTAGCAACTTCCCAAGCATCACCAGCCGCATTTTGGCCTTGTACTAAGTACTCAGCACTGCGATAGGCTGTTGTTGCAAATGAGTCAATTGTTGTAGCACTTGTACCAACTGTTACGCCAGTTTCATCATGGATGATTTTTGCGCCGTTGTCGCCACTTGTACTAAACTCTGTTGCGCCATCACTTAGTGATGAAACTGTAGTTGTAGTTGTTAACTTACGAACTTCAATTTTGTCACCAGTTTCTGGAGCTTCAGTAAATGTTAATGTAGTACCACTAACAGCGTATGATTCTGTTGGTTGCTGTACAATACCGTTAACACTAACAATACATGATGCTGTTGTTTGTGAATCACTCAGTGTAAATGCTGTTGTTGAATCATCACCATCAAATGTTTCTGAAGCAATAACAGTAAATGAACCCTGTGCTGACTGCCAACTTGAGCCGTTATAGAACTCTAAGTTACTTGTAGAGTTGTTGAAACGGATCATACCTGCTACACCAGTAGGACGTTGTGCAGTTGTACCAGTTGGTAAGTGGATTGAGTCAACAGTGTTAAACTTAACAACAGATCCAGTAGTTACTGAAGTATTACTACCACCAATAACCATTTGGTCATTTGTACCATCAATGTATAACATTGTTGTACTGTTGTCTGATTTAACAGTAAAGTCCGCACCAGCTGTTTGGTCATCGTTAATTATAGCGCCTGCGCCTGTTACTAAAGATTTAGCAACGCCAACACCACCATCAACAATTAACGCACCTGTAGTTGGACTTGTTGAGTCAGTTGTATCGTTTAAGTTAGTTGCACCAGTAACATCAAGTGTTGAACTTAAAGTTGTAGCACCAGTAACACCTAATGTACTACTTAAAGTTGCCGCACCACCTACAGTTATTGTGCCGTCAATATCAGCGTCACCGCCCATATTAAAGTTTTCAGCAAGACCGAAGCCGCCGTCTACTATTAAAGCACCTGTAGTGTTACTTGTTGAAGTTGTTGTGTCGTTTAAGTTAGTTGCACCTGTAACATCAAGACTTGAACTTAAAGTTGTAGCACCTGTAACATCAAGTGTTGAACTTAAAGTTGTAGCACCTGTAACACCTAATGTACTACTTAATGTTGTAGCACCAGTAACACCAAGTGTTGAACTTAATGTTGTAGCACCTGTAACACCAAGTGTTGTTGACACTGTTGCCGCACCAGTAACTGCTAGTGTTGATCCATCAAACGTTAAGTTTGTTGAATCTTCAATAGCACCTGAAGTACCAGCTAATACAACACGACCTGCTGTTAAGTCACTAACTATAGCACTTGCTAATGTTGCTTCGCCACCAACACTTAATGTACTATCTAGTGTTGCGGCACCTGTTACGTCTAATATGCCACCAATGTAAGCATTTTCAGCTACACCAAGGCCACCAGCACTTTGTAAAGCACCAGATGAAGTGCTTGTAGCACCTGCATTATCTGTAACTCTGGTAGTTTTGTTAAGATCCCAACTTGTTGTTGCGTGTGTGTAAACTAATGTTGCGTTAGCGCCATCAACTGTAATACCACCACCGTTAGCCGCTGATGAATCAGCCGCACCGTCAGCAAGTGTTAAGTTCAAGTCAGCAACAGTAACTTCAGTTGAGTTAACTGTTGTTGTTGTACCTTGCACAGTTAAGTCACCAGTAACAACAACGTTACCACCAACGTTTAAGTTTTTAGCAATACCAACGCCACCAGCTGTAATAATAGCACCAGATGTAACGTTTGTACTTTCTGTTGTAGCAGTTGATTTAGTTTGACCACCAACTGTGATATTTTCAGCTACACCAACACCACCATCAACAACCAAAGCACCTGTTGATGTAGTTGTAGAACTTGTTGTGTCGTCAATGTTAACTGCACCTGTAACAGTAGCAGAGCCACCAACGTTTAAGTTTTCAGCAACACCAACACCGCCGCCAACTTTTAATGCACCAGTAGTTGAACTTGTTGAAGTTGTTGTTGCACTAACTTCAGTATCTTGTGTTAATGTAACTGTAGAAGCTGTTACGTTACCAACTAAAGTACCATCAACATTAACTTCGATATAACCTGGGTTAGTACCGTCGTCTGTGATTGTAATGTCTGTATCATCTAATTGGATATTTGTAACTTCACTACTAATAGCTGAGTTTAAATAACCTAATGTTACAGCATCACTATCTAATGTTGGATCTGCTAAGTTTGTTGCTACGCCGCCATCAAAGTCAACATTACCTGAATCTGCAGAAAGGATTAAATCCTCACCACTTGCCGCTACTGTTGAAATTGTTACACCTGCCGCTGTACCGTCTAAAACTAATTGGTCAACTGTAAGTGCTGATGAAGCATAAGTTAATTGTGAAGCGTCTTCTAATGCACCTGATGTACCAGCAAATGTTACACGACCTGCTGTAAGATCTGAAACAATAGCACTAGCCACTGTTAAGTCTGTTCCATCAAAAGTCATGTTTGCTGAATCTTCTAATGCACCCGATGTACCAGCAAATGTTACACGTGTTGCTGTTAAATCACTAACAATAGCACTAGCCACTGTTAAATCTGTTCCATCAAACGTCATGTTTGCTGAGTCAACTAACTGACCATCAGTACTTGCATAAGTTACACGAGTTGATGTTAAATCTGATGATTTAAAAGTACCTACGTGTAGACCAGCATATGCTGAAATTGTTGTATCACCTGCTGTTGTACCAACTTCTGGTGTTGAAGCAAATACAAATTCGTCTGCTGATTCGTCCCAAACTAGTTCTTGGTTAGTATCATCACCACGTTCAAAAACTAAACCAACGTCAACTGCGTTTGAACCTGTTGCATCGTTGTTCAAAACAATTAACGCATCGTTAATTTCTGTGTTTGTTGCCGCAACTGTTGCTGTAGTACTTGCACCTAAAACGGTCAAGTTACCAGTAATAGTAAAGTCGGCTGTAGTTGTGATGTTACTATTGAATAACGAGCCAACAATCGAACCTGCTACAACTTTGGTGTTAGCCATCAACGTTGCATCAGTAATCTGATTGTTTTTAATTCTTGTTAAATTTGGCATTTAATCAATACTCCGATAAGTTAAAAAATATATTTTTTACTCCCTTTGGTTCACTATCCCCATCGGAAACCGTTGAATTAATGCCTTTGGTTCACTATCCCCAAAGATATTGAATAAAACTTACAAGTATTTATTTAAATCAGGGTGATTTTAAGTGCTAATAGTTCTTATATAATAAGATAGTTTTTGCTAAGACGAACGTCTGTATTGTTGTTTGTTGGTGTGTATTGTAGCAATACGTCACTGCCACTAATAGTTGCTGATACGTTACCTAGTGTAGTGCCTGAATTAATTACAGCATAGGTAGTTTGATAGGCTGTAGTACCATCATGTGTTAATAATACTTCCCTACTTTCAAAATCTGTGCCATCAGTTGCTTGTAGAACATATTTTGCTGTTCTATATGTATCAGCATCAAATGAATCAATAGTTGTTAGTGTACTTGCTGTTGCTATTGATGTGTTAGCATTACGATGACCTAATGCACCAGTTACTGAAATGTCCCCGTTGACTCCTGCCTTTAATGCACCAACAGAACTAATATCAGTTGCAATATGTCTGATATCAATTTCATCGCTAGTAAGTGGAGTTTCTGTAAACGTAATTACATTACCACTAACTGAATATGCTGTAGTTGGTTGTTGTACAACACCATTAACACTAACAATTAAATCACCATCATTAGAAACATTTGAACCTAAAGTAAATGCGTTAGCAGTTCCATCTGGAGTAATTGATTCACTAGTTAACAGTAGTGTTTGCTCATCCCATTCACTACCGTCCCATATTTCAATTAATCCTGTTGTGGTGTTAAATCTTAAATATCCAACATCTGGTGATCCTGGACGTTGAGCAGTTGTACCGCTTGGTATACCTACTGCACTTGTGCCAGAAATAACTACGTGTCCATCTTCAGCATCTAATATAATGTCATCTGCTTCTGTAGTAGATGTAATAGTAATGTTAGAAATGGTTAGATTACCTAAGTTAGCATCTTCACCACTGGCAGAGCCTACACCAAACGTACCAGTGTATCTAGCACCTGCTACATAAACTGATTTGCCTGTAAAGTCTACACCGTTAGGTAAGTTATCACCAATAAAGTGCAACACACCTGATTGATAATCAAAGAACCATTCATCGTCATTACCTGAACCTGTGATAAACACTTTGTTTGAAATGTCTTCTGCGTTTGAAGCATCACTTGAATCATGCACATAAACATTAACAAGATATGTAGAACCAAACTCTGGTGGTATCCAATCTGTTAATCCTGTTT